ACACTGGAAGAGGTCAACCTGTTCGACGTGTCCGTTGTGACCTATCCGGCCTACCCGCAAACGAGCGTCAAAGTCCGCTCCCTGTTCTCGTCTATGGGGCTTGACATAGAAGCCCTTGCCGACGCAGTAACCCGCAGCCGAGAAGGCGCAGCCACAGAACGCGATACCGAGGCCATACGTGCCTCTATCGAAACACTGACTGCATATCTGCCGCAGTTGGACGGGCAGGGTGTCCGCGATGACGGGCATGTTGCACGCCTGGCGCGTGAGCGACGGATTGCAATCGCAGAGAAAGTAATCGGAGGTATGAAACGACGATGAAGACCTATCTTGACCTGAAGGGGCGCGCCGAGACCAAGCTGGCCGAGGCAAAGGCGCTCCACACCAAGGCCGAATCCGAAGACCGCGCCATGACCGAAGACGAGACCAAGGCGTTCGAGTCTCTCATGTCCGAGGTTGACAGCTTCAACCAGCGGGCAGAGCGGCACGCCAAACTGAACGACCTCGCGGGCGAGATCGCCAAGGCTCCCGTGGTAATGGCAAACGACGAGCCTGACACCCGTATATCCGGCATGGTAACTCCCGAAGACAAGCTCGTTGGCACCGGCGGATACCGCAACTTCGGCGAGTTCTGCCGCGATCTGATTGAGGAAGCACGCCCCGGCGGACACCGCAGCGAGAAGCTCGGCACATACGCCAAGGCCATGAAGCGCACCGCTGGCTACATGGAGGAGGGAGATCTCTCGCAGGGTGGATTCCTTGTGCCGGTTGAGTTCAGCAGGCAAGTGCTTGAGAAGACCCTTGAGCAGTCGGTCGTGCGGCCCCGCGCGTTCATCCAGCCGATGTCGAGCAACCGCATCGAGATTCCGGCTGACGTAGACGAGGACCACTCCAGCAACTACTTTGGCGGCATCACCATCTACCGCACCGCCGAGCTCGGGTCAAAGACCCCGACCAATCCTACCGTCTCCAAGATCGGGCTGACCCTCCACAAATTGGTCGGACTCTGCCACGTCGGCGACGAGCTGATGGACGACGCCATCGTTGCCCTCGAACCGTGGCTGGTGCGGAAGTTCAGCCAGGCTATTGCGTTCGTCGAAGATGATGACTTCCTGAATGGCGACGGCGCCAACAAGGCCCTCGGCGCATTCCACGCACTGAACCCGTCCCGCGTCACTGTGACCGCCGTCTCTGGGCAGGGCGCCAATACCATCATCGCCGATAATATCATCGGCATGTGGGCGCAGCTCTACCCCGCCGGACAGTCAAAGGCCGTGTGGGTGGCGAATCCCGAGACGTTCCCGCAGATCGCTACCATGTCCCTCGCGGTCGGCACGGGCGGCGTTCCCGTCTGGATGCCCGCCGGTGGCGTCTCCGGCTCCCCGTTCCCGACTCTCATGGGGCGACCCCTGCTCTTCTCCGAGAAGATGCAGGCTCTTGGCACCGCCGGAGACATCGGCTTGGCGGACTTCAGTCAGTACGTCATCGGGCAGAAGGGCGGGCTTCAGGTTGCGTCGTCAATCCACTTGAAGTTCAACTACGATGAGACCAGCTTCAGGTTCGTGCTTCGCTACGACGGGCAGCCGACGTGGAAGAAGTACCTGACCCCGAAGCGCGGCTCCAAGACCCTCAGCCCGTTCGTCGTGCTGCACAGCACCCGCACCTAGTCATTGATTCCGAGGAGGTAATGCAAGATGGAACTCATAGGTAACGTTCACATCGTCCCGCTGGTCTTCCCGCAGGACGCGACCACCACCGGCCCGACGTTCGACATCGTCGGGCTGCAGAAGTGGAACCACGTGACCATTCTGGTCATGACCGGCACCAACACCAAAGGCTGCACTCTCACCCTTGAGGAATGCGATGATGTCACGCCGACAAACGACACGGCCATCGCGTTCAACTACCGCAAGATGTCGACCTCTGACACCTGGGGCGCACTCACCGCCGCCACGTCATCCGGCGTCACCATCGGAGATGACGACGACGACTGTGTCTACGCCATCGAGGTGGACGCCGACGAGCTGACGGCAGGCTACCCGTACCTGCTGCCAAAGCTGAGCAATCCCGCGTCCGGCAACAACTATTTCGCGGCGCTCGCGATCCTCTCCGAGCCGCGCTTCGCCGAGGACGTTCCCTCTACCGTCATCACCTAACCTTAGAGGGGGCGGCGTGACAACCGCCCCCTTGGCCGAACCACGGCCAGAAGCAAATAATCGCATGGAGGTTCAATATGCCTGCAACGGCAGTCAAATCCAAGTGGTCAAGCGGGAACCTTATCTTCACCGAGAAGGTGGTCGGCAACGGCGCACAGGTGCATTTCGGCATCGACGACGACGGCCTTGACGTGAAGTTCACCGGCGCTACGGCATCGGCGTATATGCTGTGGGATGAATCGGCAGACGCGCTCGTATTCGCTGGCGCGGCAAAGCTCGACATGGGCTCCAATGCCACCAAGCTCGCGCTCACCGCCGGCACGCCCATCTTCGAGCTGCACTCGACCTGCTCTTCAACTTCCGGCTCTACCTCGGCGCAGCCATTCGTGGTGCAGTCAACCATGACTGGAACCGGTGGCGTCGGAGGCCGGTCGCTATTCCGACTCGATACCAACGTCACCCTCGGCGGCTGGGCGAACGCGCTGAAGGCGTACGTCGAACTGGGCGCATCCGGCAAGGTCACGGGGTTGATGTCCTCGTTCTGTGCCGAACTTAAGATGCCCAACGCCAACATGGGAAGTGGTGGTCAGTACTTCCCGCTGGAAGTCGAGTACGTGGCGGGTGGCACGAGCCTTGTGACGGCGGGTTCCGGTGGCGGCAACCTCGCTGGCTTCGCGTACTTCGGCAACACTGGGGACCCAGACGGCGACTTCGACGACAACGGGTGTCTGTTCCGCATCGACGGCCTGACTGTTGGAAGCGGGCATCTGTTCCAAGTGAACACCGCGGCTGACGCGACGCACGCACTGAGGATCATCGTCGGCACGACCCCGTACTACATCATGTTGACGAATGTCGGGGCGTAGACACACTGAAGGAGGAGACGATTGAAGGCGACAATAGGCGACATCCTGAATGCGGGCGAACACCTGAGGGGGTTGACCCAACTCTCTTTGCCCGCAGCAACCAGCCTGAAGGTAGCGCGCCTGGCGAGGCGCGTTGCCGAGGAGTTCCAGCTTGCCGTACAGGAGCGCAACAAGCTCATCGTGAAGTACGGCGAGGACGTTGAAGGGCAGACGAAGGTCTTGCCCACATCAAAACGGTGGCCGGAGTTCGCAGGGGAATTGAACTCATTGCTCGAGCAGGAAATCGACCTGGGCATGGAGCAGGTCAAGCTCCCTGATGACATCGAGATCACCCCGGCTGCCCTCATAGCGCTCGAACCATTCATCACCATCGAGTAGCTTGCCGGCTCGCCACCGGCAGGCTCCTCCTTCGCGGGGCCGGGACCCTAACCGGCCCCGTTTACTTTGAGAATAACCGGGGAAACCCGTGGAGGCTGCATGACAGTCAAGTTGTGTACGGACATACACCGCTATATCGGGGTCAGCACCGACACCAAGCCCACGACAGGCGTACCGGCGGGCTCAGTGTTCTATGAAACCAACACCGCCAATACCTACGTCTACAACGGTTCGTCATGGGTGCAGGTCGTCGGCTGCTATGACGGAGGTATCGCATGACAGTGAGAATGGCATCAACGATTCAGCGATGGATCGGTGTCGCGGCTGACACCAAGCCGTCATCGGGAGTCAGGGCGGGTTCAACGTTCTACGTGATCGATACCGGCCTGATGTACGTCTACGACGGCTCCGACTGGCAGGTGTACTCGCACACAACCCTGGGCGACGACGACTTCGCAATCTTCGGTGGCGTGGCGAAACTGGGATGGGAGACCGCCGACGCGAACGCGAACGCGCTTGTCCTGGCGCTGCCCGAAGGCGGCGCTACCGACGTTCCGGTATTCGTCATCGGTGACGCCTCGATTCTGAATGCCGACCTCGGCTGGTTCAACGGGGTAACTGAGCCGCGGGTCGCAGTGGTTGACGATGACAAGGACAGCTACGTTGCGCTGGGGTTCACGGCTGACGATGCGGCGGCAATCATCCTCGGCGGGTCTGCGGCACTGACGTTGCCTGCACTGACCCTTGGTGGCGCAGTAGCAGGCGGCGGACAGAACATCACCAACCTTGGCGACCTCACCTTTGCCTCTGGCAAGGGCATCACGAGTATCGGCAACATCGTGTTTCAGGCAGGGGCGTCATTGGCCTCTGGCTCCACCAACGGCAACACGCTGCTGTTCAAGGCGAACGACACCACGTTCCTGACCTTCACCACGGGCGCGACTGACGTTTGTACTCTTGAAGGCGTGACGTTGAAAGGCACGATCCTGGCTGACGGCACGGTGACGATGCCCGCGCTGACGTTTGGTAGTACGACCGTCTTCACTGACGCCGCGACCTTCAACGGCAACGTCGTCATGGGCACTATGGACATAGACGACGACTCAGGGGCCGTGACACTGGTAGACATGGGCGTGACTGACGCTCCTGCTGACGGAACTGAGGAATCCTATGCCTTCAAGCTAGACGGCAATACCATGTTCACCATCTACGGCAAGTCGGACGGTGCAGGGGCGGTAGATGAGCGGTCACTGAATTGCAACGCGCACCTGAAGCTACTCATCACTGACACTGACGGCATAGCTGAGGGCCAGATATGGTACGACGCTAGCGAGGACAAGCTGAAGTTCAAGACTGCCAGCGGTGTGGAGACAATTTCCAGTTCGTAAGGAGGGGCTATGACGATACTCATAAACCCCTCTTTGGGGGCGAACCAGAAGCTCTACGCGGGCGGTTCCAACACCTGCTTCAAGGCCATCACGAAGGGCGGGCCTACACCGACTCAGATTACTGATACCAGTGGCAGGGGCAATCACGGCGTATTCACGACTGCCCCTGAGCCTGTACTTGTAGGCGACCTTTGGTGCTATCAGTTCGTATCGGGTGACTCCGAGTACGTGACCGTACCCGACATCACTGAATTGCTTGGCGCTACAGAAGCAACGTGGTGCGCGTGGGTGAGGAAGGATGCGTATGTCTACAGGCAGAGTATTGCCAACGAATATGCTTCTGATGTTGGTTGGCGCCTTGGCTTTGAGAACAGCGAGAACCTGTGGTGGGTGCATGTTGCCACGGCGAACGCGCAGATTGCGGGTGCGTTTACTACTGGATGGCACTTCTGCTGGATGAGGTTTGTAGCCAACAACGCCACTGGACTCAGCACAGGGGTGGACAACGCTTCCGCAACAGGTGATACAACAGGCGTAGCCAGTATCGAAAACTCGGCCTATCCGTTGTACATCGGACGATGGATTGTCTACTCCTCCATGACCCTCGGTGCCCTTGCCATCTGGCCGTCCGCCATAAGTGATGCTGAGATTCAGAAGTGGCGGTATCACGTCAAGAGACAGCTTGGTGTCTAGGGAGGAACCTATGAAACGATTGGCGATTCTGATAGCACTCGCACTGGTGCTGATTCCCTAAAGGACACACTATGCGAACCCTACTGGTGGCATTGGCCCTGACGATACCACTAATCTGTGGAGGCTGGGGGCCGATTACCCACTTAGAGATTGCAGAGATGCAAGGCGGCATGTCCAATGACTACCGTGCGGGGTGTCTGTTACCAGATTTCTCACTGGCCTACCGCACAGGGTACGACAAGACATACCCGAACCTTCAGTCTGTGACTCATTCTCAGGAGTTCCGTGATGCGCTTGCTGAAGTGGCGTCAGATGACTTCCTTGCGGGCTGGGACTCACACCTCTACGCAGACACCATCGAAAGCCCGTACTCTCAGGCCAAGGTCAAGGCAGGCGCACCTTGCGGAGCAGACTACGTGGTGGACCAAGCCTATGACCAAGAAGACAACTGCCCTGAGATGCAATCCGGCTACATAAGTGATAGATACGTCAAGTGGATCAACTACGCCTTGGATAAGGTGGGGTGCGAGACTGACTATCCCCCAAAGCACCGCGTAGGGTACGCCTACTATGTCTACATCTCGGGCATGTACCAACCTAACAAGAGGTACTACAAGCAGGTGCTGGACGAGTGGTACTCCGACTATCAGGAGTACGTAGACATGGCAGCGAATGTCCAGTCACCACCTAAGCCGCCTTCTCCTCCAACACCGCCTGGACCAACACTACCAGACATTGTGAGCAGGTACTACCAGTATTCCTACCTCATCACGTTCAGCCACACACAGGTCATGATGGATGAACCATTCTCCGTGACCGTCACGGCAGACATTGAGTGCATCCGCGACTTGCCAATAGGAGTCCGCACCATTGAGGCAGCATTCGATTTCATTACGGGCGACGAGGTGCTAGTCAGCGATTACCAGATAACAGTTACCAACTTCCCTGACTGGGCCGGAGACACCGCACACGTCAGCGTAACGGCTGAGATGGCACTGTCTACTGTTGGCACTCACACTATCTCGGCACGACTAACTGC